GAATACCCTCACCCATTGATATAAACTTCTTTACATTTTTAACTGAAGTTGGCATTGCGATTGTATCATACTTTTTTAATCTCATAGATTTCTTAAAGTTAAGAATATATTCATTAATCTTTTCTTTTGGCACATCTGCCAATATATCTTCCAATACTTTAGTCAAACATTCTTTAAAAGCCCCTGGAAAACTTGAACGAACAATATCTAAACCCTTGACATGAAGTTTATTCACTCTAACACCATTATCATTGATAATCTTCATACCATATCGTTTCTTTGTAACAAATAACCCACTTCTAGCAATCAATTCCTGCTTAATCTCAAATCTATGTTCGTCTATATTACAAAACTTTTTAGCAAATAAATCATACGAATCATTAAGATATGTCTGAACATCAGATGCTATTTCCAAAATCTTTGAAGTCATTAAATTTTCATCTTTAACATTTATATGCGGATATTTCTTTTCAATAATAGGAATTGCTGAATAAAAAACTGAATCTGTATCAATATAAATACAATAATCTTCTTTATCATTTAATATCGAATTATAATAATGGTTAGACATACTTTTGGTATATTTAATTAATTCTACACCAGTTTTTGTTGTCGCCTCAGCATTATCTAAATCATAAAAACGAAATACAGGTAATCCCAATACACCATACAATGAGTTTAAAACAACCTTTTGAATGTATTGTCGTCTATCAAAGTATGCATATTTCTCTTTATCACCTTTATCAGCAAACTTCTTTGCTAACTTCCTAAACTGAACTCTATCGTCAAACCACTTTTCTAATAATGTCGGTATAAGACCTTTTCTATCTTGTGTATATAATACACCATTAGAAGATACAGATACATTATTATCTTTCAAAAAATTCTTGAACTCTGCTGTAGTTAGTTTAGCACTTTCTTTACCATTCTTATCCTTAATACTATATGTCTTATCCACACCTTTAAGAAATGGTTCTACATCCCAACTATCTAACTTACCCAACTTAGTTTCAGGAGATATATTTAAACTCATAATAATAGATGGATACATACTTGTGATATCTAAGTCATATACCCATTCGTGTTTACCTTTTTGTGGATCCTGAACATATGCACCTGCAAACTTATCTTTTCCATCCATTAATTGTTTATTTGCTTTTATTTTATTTGGTGCTACAATACCAATCTTTTTAAGATATACAAGAATAGCACCCTCAAGAAATCGTGATGAATAATAAACATCCTCATATGGAACATGCCCTAAATGACATATAGCTCTAGCAATACCAATGAAATCTAACTTTGCATCAAGTTTCTCAAGAATAACAACATCATTTATATTATATTCTACAAACTTATTTCTATCACCATCATATAAATCATTAAGTGTACCTTCATAAGCTACTTTTTTCAATCCAACCTCTAACTTACCGATATCATCCAATCTATATGAAGACCTTTCTCCAAAAGATAATTTTCTATATAACTCAAAATAATCAAGTGAAGCTACACCTGCAATCTTGTATGTTCCTTTGTGTTTCTGAAATTCTACCATTCCGATTGGTGATAAACAGTTTGCAGCTTGTTGTCCTAATAATCTTATAGTACGATTATAAAGATAGGGAACATCAAATCTATCACTATTCCAACCACTAATGATTGTTGGTGATATCTCAAGATATTTTGTAAAAAATGCAGTTAGTAAGTCTCTCTCATCTTTGAACTTAATAACAGTTGTTTCACCAAACTGATTTGCATTAACCTTATTCTCTACATCAAGAACATAACAATAATATTGTTTAGTCAATTCATCATAAAATGCAATAGAAGTAATGGTATTGTCAGCTTTGTTTACATCAGGAAAACCTTGTGTAACCTCAACCTCAATATCAAAGAACATAACACGATGACCCTCAGATACTTCATCCGAATCTGTATATTTATCAACCAAAAACCTAATTTCTGGCATTACATCCGATTCAAACGCTACATCAGTTTCGTCTATTTTAGATATTGGAAGTCTTCTTACTTTATCACCATATAATGAAGTATAAGTTCCCTTACCATCTTTTACATAGGCATATTGACTAAAAGGGTGTACTGAATACCCCTTTTTATCATCCCAAATATGTATTCTTCGTTTCTTATAGTGATAAAAGATATTTTGATATATAACTATACCTCTTCAATTTGATATTTGAATATACGAATAAAAACCAGTATAAGTCAAGCTTTTTTTATAGTTTCTCCTGGTATTTCACAGGTATCATTATTACAGAATTTGTCTATTTCTGCTTCTTCGTTTTTGATTATACCGAAAGTAAGTTTACCAAGTCTATCTGCTTCAAAATGATATGTTTTTTCATCTATTGCTTCATAGGGCATTTGTTTATATGCTCCTAATTCATGTCTTGGTAAAAGTGATATACCTTTCAAATGATATTGGTAATAATTCAATACTTGAGGAATTTGTTCACTTTCAGTTTCAGGATTGAATGTAACTGTACAACTTACTTGGTTATCTGCCCAATGTCGTTGCATAAATGCTGCTAAACTAAATTGTTCCCAAATAGATAACTCACCAGCAGTCCTAATTCCCTCTCCAACATCAACTGGGATTTCAACCACAGCTGTAGAATCCTCTGAACCAAATGCAGGTTCTATTGTATAATTTGCTTTTTTTAATGGTTCTATTAACTCTGAATGTTTTGATAGCCTTACTCTTCTAAAATAAAAACGACTCTCAGGATAATGTAGTCCTGGAGTTGCTCCTGCCAATAATGAAACTGTACCACTTGGTTTAACACTTGTAGTCTTAATTGATTTTGGTATGGCGAACCAATCAGAATAAATACAATCCCAATCTTGAATTACATTATATCCATTTTCTAACCAATCTTGAAATTCGTGTAAACCACGATTAGTAATAAATTGTGCAACACCACTAACACTACAACCAATTCTTCGGTTTCTTAACATAACTCTATTAGTATCACTCCAATGAGTTTTACCAAGTGTTACTGTTTTGGCATACAAATACGCATACTTTAATGTACGAGCATAGTCCTCATATGATTCGTGATTATCTGGAAATGTCTCTACTAAACAACATAACTCATATGATTCAAGTGATTGTTCAAGACAAGGATTACCACCAGCCACTCTATGGTCTTTATCATCACCACCATTTTTCATACGAGAATAATGTCTCATATTTTCTAACCACGCAAAACCAGGTTCTCCATTATCATTAATTCTTTTTGCAACTTCTGTATAATCCATACCAAGTTCTGCAAATATACTATTGTTTGAAGTCCAACCATATTGGTCTCTATGTGGATTAACTTTATAATTCTTTAAGTCTAAATACTCTTCTGACTCAGGGTCACCAAAAACTATCTCAGCAGTTCTACGAACATTTCCTGCTACAACACATTTACCTATAAGATTCATAATATCTACGATTGTAGTTACTGTAATTGGTTCTCCACTATTACTCTCTAATACTTCTCTGATACTATCGTGAACTTCTTTTAGTGGTTCAGGACCTGAACTTACTCCGCCAAATCCTTTGATTGGTTCTCCCTCACCTCTAATCTTTGTATAATCAAATATTACTGAAGATGTACCATGAAAGTAACTTTCTAAAAGTAGTCTTAATGATTCTACCCAACCTTCTCGTGTATCTGGAATGACAAATACTTCTTCTTGTCTACTTTTATTTATACCTTTGACTATAATTTCACCAGCACCTTTAGTATCAAAACCGACACCAACACCTAACATAGAGGCATCCATTAGAAAACAGAATGGTTTTGAGTAATCTTCTTTAAGTGTTTTAGTAGATACGAATGCACAGTTGTTTAGTGCTGCATATAGATTCTTTTCTTCGGTGATTGGTGTTCCCATAGCCCATAAACCACGACCAGGTGGTAGGAATTTCATATTGAAAATTCTGTCGTACATTTCTTGGGCTGATTTTTGAGCTTGCCATGCATTCCAACCCAATTGATATGAATCAATGTGGGATTTTTGCATTGAGTAAGTTCCCTCTACAACTCTTTGAACCGTTTCCCACCACCTCTCGTTCTTACCATCGTCTTTAATACGAGAATAAGTCCTCATATAAACTAATTCTCCTAAACCATTAAAACCAAACGGTGCTTTTTTTCTCTTGTATTTGTTGACGAAATTTTCTGATAACTTAAATTTTTCCATTAATCTGGCTCCTGTATCCTATTCGTATTAACCTTAACCAAAAATAACTATAATATATATCAGATTAAAAACAGGTGTTTTTAAATTTTTATGATTTTTAATTAATTTTTTCTTCTTAGTTTTATTCGAAGCCTTCAACTTCGGTGTTTTTCATATCATTGTACTTACTAGCCAACAATTTTCTCTTAAATTCTTCACTATTATCCATTTTACCTTGTTGTGTTTTACCTGGCATACTTGTACTTTCATAGATTTCAATTTTTCCAAGATTAGTATTCATACTCATTGGATAAGTTATACCATCTTGCCCAAATCTATTTTTAATAATATGACACCTAGCAGTATGACTTAACTTATCTTCTGCTTTTCTACTAATACTTAATACAAAATCAGCAATCATAATTTTACTATATGCTTCAGCAATCTTTTGTGCTTCAATAACTTCTTCATCTAATGCTGAACGATTAGCCTGAGATGCAGTCCACAATGGAACTTCAAACTCACCAGCTAATCCTCTTAAATCTTCATAAATACTACCTAATTGGTGTCTCACCTCTCTCATACCACTATTATCTCTCAATATATCTGCATAATCAACTATAACCAAATCTGGTTTTATATCTTTCAATTCTAATTGTTTTAAATGTGCTGAAATTGTATTAACTGTTGCTGCACGTGTTGGATAGTATTTAATAACCATTCTACCCTCAAGAGAATCAATGATTTTCTTCACTTCTTCTCTATGAAACTTAATATTTTGTGTACTTATACCACTAAAAACTGTATCATATCTCAAACCAACATATGTTTCATTTAACTCTAATGTATAATGAACTACTGTAAATCCTTTTTTAAGTGCACCTGCGGCAATTGTCTGAAGTAACCAAGTTTTACCAACACCTGATGGTGCAACTACAACACCCAATTCACCTTCACCCAATCCACCATCCATAACATCATTTATTATATCCCAAGGCGTTTTTATCGTAATTCTTGTAGATTTAGTCAATCTCTCTTCAATACCTACATTATAATCATGACCAATATCTACAGCAGTTCCAGCTTTCATAGCATTATCTATAACTGTTTTGATACCATCATAGTTTTGATTTTCTAATAGACTTACAGATTCCATAATAGCAGATTTTAGAACTTGATTTTTACAAAAATCTAATATTTTTTCTTGAACAAACTTTAAATCATTTGCTTCTCTATGTCTCCAAGCATCTTTTAATGCTTCAATAATAGATAATTTAAATACATCATTCTCCATATCATCAACTGCTATCTTTATAGCTTCTAATGTAGGTGTGGTTTTATACTTTAGAAAATACTTATGTATCTCTTTAACTAACCACTTGTTGGAATCTGATTCAAAATATTCTGGTTTAAGAACTTCTGAAATCGTTTGTAAAAACATAGTATCAATTAAGCATGATGCTATAACTTTAGATTGAAAAGATGTTCCAAATTGAGTTAAAGAACTATTCTCCATATAACTCTTTCGTAAGCTTTGTCTTCGATAAATTTAATTTCTTTTGTCTATACTTATCTTTCATCTTCTTTAAAATGGTTTCTTTATTTCTATAATAGTAATCCATTTGCCATTTTTTTTGAGCTTCTTTCTTTTCCTTAACAGTAAAATATCTTTTTTTCCTACCCATTAGTTTGCTCCGCATATTTATCCATCGTGGTAAAATTCTGAGCTAACCAACTACTTACATTTGGTAAATTCTGAAATAATCTATCTTCCATGAACATGGTTTCGAATTTATATTTTATTAACCTTCTTATGGGACCTCTAACTACATCAATTAATTTTGTTTTAGTTGAAGCACTAATATTTACATCTTCTAATTGCATCAATTTATAATTACGCTCAAGTAATTCTTTGTTCTGTAGTATCTTAACAAAAAAATTATTACCATCATCTTTATGTTGATGTGCGTATTTATATATCTCCTGTAAATTATAATTATTAGATTCTTCACTCAAAGATGGTATGTTTTTTACCAAAGTTTTAGTTGCTATTCCCTTGACACC